AGCATGGTCACAAAATGTTTTAATGAATATATAGATAACCCAGACGACGATACCGATACAGGTAAAATAGATTACTGGTTAAATAAATAAAATGGAACTCATTAGAAAAATCATTATCGGGCAAAACCCGAAGGATGCCATGGCTTATTATGTAGGCCAGAGAGCAGGGGACTCAGTTATTGATTCAATTATACTTGACGAAAGGTGTTTTGTGAAACACGGAATTCGTCGCTATCTTGTGTACATCTACAATAAGGATCAAGGCATTATGCTTTGGAAAACTATAGATGATATGCCAGTATTAATTGAACATGATTGCGACTTTGAATGAAATCACTAAGACATTTTCTCGTACGTGTCCCTAATACCACAAGGGATACATTCACATTAGGAGACAAAGAATTGTATCTCGATACCAAGTGGGATGAATTCGCTCACCGAACAATGGAGGGCGAAGTAGTAGCCACACCTGCTAAATACAAAACAGAAGTTAAAGTAGGAGACACCCTGTATTTTCATCACCACGTTGTCCTTGGTGGCAACCACATGATGATGAATGATGAAACAAATCAATTAGAAGAAACCAAGAAGCGTGGTCAATTCATAGACCCAGACGACGACATATACGTTGCCGTCTACGATGGAGCAATAGACCCGTTCTCTGTACAGGCTTATGCATTCAAATGTAAAGACACGGGAAATATTCGTTTGATAGCAGACTGGGTGTTTATTCAACCTGAAGAAGAGGTAGAAGAAAAAGAAGAGGAAACTGAAATTATGGTTGGAAACCAAATAATCTACATGATTCCTTCAAAGAAAGAACCAGAGGAAAAGAAAGGTTATATTAAATGGAGTTCACCAAAGTTAGATGAACTTGGACTAAAACCTGGGGACAAGGTTTTAATTAGAAAAAGCGCCGACTATGAAATGAAAATAGAAGGCGAGAAACTATGGAGAACTATTATTACTTCAATTCATGGCAAAATCGAAGAAGTACAATAACATCGCTACAGCGGAAAGGTTAATGGAGTCTATGCAGATTGCTATAGAGAACATGATTCAAGAAATACAGAAGCCTGTAGATCAGGAACTCAGTGGCTCGCAACGAAAAGCAGAACTACAATCCATAAAACAAACCGCTGTAGATGCAAAAGACTTAATTGTTGAAAGAGAAAGACTCGCCCAACTTATCAAGGGACTTAAACAAAACGGAGAAATCAAAGAAGAAAGAGAATACTCGGGAGGATTTGCAGAGCAATTCTCAAAGTAATCAAATTTTTATTTATTGGGATTATTAAATGGCAGGACTGGTAGAGATAGAAGAAGAAATTACAATAAACATTTGCCACGATAATACCTCTGGTGAAGTTGAATTGTATTTCGACTTGCCTATTCAGTTACCAAAGAAGCCTGCTAAAAAGAATATTCTGTTTTACGACAAGCCCAAAGCAGAACAGTGTTGGGAAAGAACAGAACTCCCTGAAGAGTTACGAAGAATTCGCTCTATGGAAGAGTGGATGGAAATGCCAGAAGCATTTAGAAAGAAGTACACAGGGTATATTTCAGAGGAATTTAAAAGAAGAAGAAATGGAGTATGGTTCTACAACAACGGGGTGCCCACTTATATTACGGGAAACCACTACTTTTTCTTACAATGGTCAAAGATTGATATCGGATATCCATCGTACCTTGACTTTCAAAGGAAACTTTTCGTACACCTTGAAGCCTGTGTAGTAGACCCTCGCTGTATTGGACAGATATACGTTAAGTGTAGACGATCTGGATACACCAACATGTCTGCAACAGTGCTTGTAAACGAGGGCTCACAGGTAAAAGAGAAACTCCTCGGCATTATGTCTAAGACAGGATCCGATGCACAAGAGAATATCTTTATGAAAAAGGTGGTGCCTATCTATAAGTCGCTGCCGTTCTTCTTTAAACCGATACAAGACGGTACAACCAACCCCCGTATGGAGTTGGCATTTAGAGAACCCTCTAAAAGAATCACCAAGAACAACAAAACATCTTCAAGAGGAGAGGCTCTTAATACCATTATCAACTGGAAAAACACCACGAACAATGCGTACGATGGAGAAAAGGTGCATCGCTTGTATATGGACGAGGCAGGTAAGTGGGAGAAAGGAAACGATATACGTGAAGCCTGGAGGATACAGCGAACCTGTTTGCTTGTAGGTAGAAAGATTGTAGGCAAAGCACTTGTTGGAAGTACAGTAAACCCTTTAGACAGAGGGGGAACTCAGTATAGAGAGATGTATTACAGCAGTAATGTAAACGAAAGAAACGAAAACGGAAGAACAAAGAGCGGATTGTATGGGGTATTCATTCCTGCATACGAGGCGCTTGAAGGATTCTTCGACTCTTACGGAATGCCTGTTATTAATGACCCCGAAAACCCTGTAATAGGAATTGAAGGAGAGCAAATCACCATGGGCGCAAAGACGTATCTAAAGAACGAAAGAAAAGGATTAAGCGGAGACTCTTATGAACTTAACGAGGTTATTCGTCAGTTCCCTTTCACGGAAGCAGAAGCGTTTAGAGATAGCGCTAAAGCCTCTTTGTTTAACGTGCAGAAGATATACGAGCAGATAGAATATAATCAAGACCTGTATCCTTCCCCTGTAGTTGTGGGGAATTTTAACTGGGCAAACGGAGTGCAAGACACAGAGGTTGTGTTTAGTCCAGATCCCAACGGAAGGTGGCGTGTAGCATGGATGCCGCCCGTTGAACTTAGAAACAAAACAAAACCAGAGAACGATTGGCTTGGGTGTGCAGGTGTTGATAGTTACGATATCGACGCAACTGTAGACGGTCGTGGCTCGAAAGGTGCGTGTCACTTCTACAACAAATTCAATATGGCTCACCCGTCAAACATGTTTGTTGCAGAGTACGCATCACGTCCACCGTTGGCTAAGATATTCTACGAAGACATATTGATGGCCGCTAAGTTTTATGGCTATCCTGTCTTGATTGAAAACAACAAGTATGGAATAGCAAGGTACTTTGAATCAAGGAATTACAGCCACTTTCTTTTAGACAGACCTGCCCACCTTACCTCAACGTACGGGACAAAAACAAAAACTAAAGGTATACCTTCAAATTCTCAGGACGTGATACAAGCGCACGCACAGGCAATTGAGGCGTACATACATGCACACATAGGACTTAATGAAGAGTCTCTCGAGTTTGGTAAGATGTATTTTGAAAGGACACTTGAGGATTGGATTAACTTTAAGATTGATGACCGTACAAGATATGACCTTACCATATCCAGTGGTCTGGCATTACTTGCTGCTCAGGGTAATAAAGTTGAAAAGCCTAAAATAGATTTTAACAACAAGAAATTCTTCAGAAAGGGTCAGATAATTTTAAGGTAATAATAATCGGTATATTTGCAATTGTAGCAATCTTGAGTATGAACACAGAATATAAAAACGGACAGTCTTCATTTCCAGATCCTTTAGCATCAACTAAAGAGAAGATGTGTCAACCTTACGGCCTGCAATACGCCAAGGCAATGTACGCTCAATGGATTGGTAGTGATTATCAAAACTCTTTATACGGAAGAAGAAACGCGGAGTTCGAGAGATGTAGAGATTACGCTCAAGGAACTCAAGACACTTCAATCTATAGACAAATACTAAACTCTCTTGACCCGAACAACGGCGACGGCACACTATTAACTTTAGATTACACGCCTGTTCCTATAGTTCCTAAGTTTGTTAAGATTGTAGTAAACAAAATTCTATCAAGAAAACCCTACCCTCAATTAGAGGCTATTGACCCGCTGTCAAGAACAGAGAAGGATAAAAAGAAAAACTCTACAATATTGCGTATTGAGAATCGTGATATGATACAGGAGGCAAAATCCCTTGGTCTTAATGTAAAGGAAGACCCAGACAGTTTGCCAGAAACACCAGAGGAAACTGAAATATTCTTAGACACAAACATTAAGACAGACGCAGAGGTCGCTGCTCAGATTGCAACAGAGATGACCTTAAAGTGGAACGACTTCTCTGACGCTATATACCGCAGGTGTGTTGAAGATATTACAACATTAGGAATGGGTGTTGCTAAAAGAAGCAACGACCCAAACTACGGAATCAAAGAAGAATACGTAGACCCTAAACGGTTCTTACATAACTTTACTGAAGACCCGAACTTTACAGACCTGACATACGCAGGACATTTTAAATACATGACCATCATGGAGTTGAAGCGTATTGCAGGTAATCAGTTTACCGAAGAGCAGTACAAGGAGATTGCTAAGACGGTAATGAACAAGTATGGGAACAATCCAACACAGTTCTCTACAACAGGGTCGACATACGATAGACCAGGAACAAGATACCGACAAGGGTACGATGAGTATAAGATAGAGGTGCTTGACTTTGAGTTTATGTCGGTAGACGATATCATCTACGAGAAGAAAGAATCAGCGTACGGTAATATTGGGTTTTACTACAAGGGCAATGAATACAACGCCCCTCAAAACTCTGTATACGACAGAGAGGCGGTGTACATGAAAAACGCAACAGTCTACGGCGGTTGTTATATTGTAGGTACGGAGCACCTGTTTAATTACGGCCCCAAGAAAAACATACCTAAAAACGTACACGATATTTCACGTGCGCGTTTATCATACAGCATTGTAGCCACAAACATCCGTGGAATGATTCCAAAGTCAATGGTATCCACAGTGATTGGGTTTGCGGATATGCTCCAGATCACCCACTTAAAACTTCAACAGTCTATTGCTAAAGCAAAACCAGACGGTCTTATCATAGATATCGAAGGCTTGGAGAACGTACAACTCGGAAGAGGAGGAGAACTTGAGCCTTTAGAGATTCAAGACATATACGAACAAACAGGTATATTCTACTACCGTAGTAAAAATCCAGAGGGTGGTTTTCAAAACCCACCTGTTCGGGAAATAGGAAATAGAATCAGGAACATTCAAGAGTTGGTTTCTTTATATAACCACTACTTAAGAATGATTCGTGACGCTACAGGTATCAATGAAGTTATGGACGGAACCACACCTAAAGGCGAAGCCCTTGTTGGTGTAAATCAAATGGCCATACAAGCAGGTAACAATGCGATATACGATATAACAAACGCAGCGTTAGTGCTTTACAAAAAGGTTTGCGACGACATCGTGAGGTGTGTACAAGTAATTCCACCAGACAGTGTTCTATACAGAGCATACACAAACGCTGTAGGGGAAACCAATATGGCAGTGCTGTCTTCTTTCGATAACCTTGCGATGTACAATTTTGGCGTAATGGTTGTTACAGAAATGAACGATCAGGACAAACAATACCTCGAGCAAAACATTCAGATTGCACTTGGCCAAAAAGAAATAGACCTTGAGGATGCTATTGCTATTCGTCAATTAAAAGATGTAGACCAGGCGGAAAGATTACTGGTTGTTCGTAGAAAGAAACGAATCAAACAACAACAGGCTCAAGCACAACAACAGGCTCAGTTAACTGCTCAAATAAACGCGCAACAAACCCAGACTGCTGCACAAATGGAAATGCAGAAAAAGCAAATGGACGCGCAGATAGAAGCACAGCGGATTCAAATGGAAGCGCAAGCAAAAGCGCAACTGATGCAACTTGAATACCAGTTCAAGATAGAGATAGAAAAACTCAAAGGAGAGTACGGCGTAGTAGAGCAACAGATAGAAAGCGGAAACAGAATGGCTGCAGAGCAAGAATCTGAAAACAGAAAAGACCAACGCATCAACAAACAGGCATTGGCTCAAAGTAAGTTGATTGCACAACGCCAGGGAGACAGACCCCCGCTCAGTGAAGATATAGTAACCAATTTAACCATAGATTAAAATGTCGTGTTCATCTTGTTCAACAAGCGCATGCACTTGTGGTAATGCAACCAACGTAAACCTTAATACAGCGTCACAGGTAAATATATGTTGTAGGAGAGGAGACACGTTTAAACTTGTCGCAAACATTAAAGACTCTGACGGATCTGTATTAGACCTTACGTTGTACACGTACAAGATGGAGGTTCGCGAATACGACGGCGGGCCTGTTGTGATTGCTGATGCAGATATAGATATTACAGGAACATCAAGCGGTGTCCTCACAATAGAGATACCTGCTGAGGATATGGCTGTGGATTCAGGAACATACGTTTATGGATTACAAACAACATTAACCGCTACATTATTTGTAGACACTTGGCTGTACGGTTCTTTTGAGGTTATACAAGACATTGTTCAGTAGTAAAATGTATGAAAGTGTATGTCTATAACTGTAAATGTAACAGAAGGAAACAAGGTAACTGTCCATAGACAAGACCCTATAAGTGTATCTTTGAATACCACTATAAACAATGAGGTGGCTATTCAGAAAACACCCCCTGTTTCTATAACCGTTAATAGACAGGAGGGTTCTAAAATAAACATCACACAACAAGCCAACGTCTCTGTAGGGATACAGCGACAGGATCCTATATCTATTTCAATAGACGAACCAGGCAAGTCTTCTTCAGTAACTACATGGGGTAGTATTGGCGGTACAATAACCAATCAAACAGATTTAGTAAACTACATCACAAGTAGGTTGCCTGATGTGCCGTTCGAAACAATCCAAGAGATACTTGATGCGATGAATGATTTAGATTCTATCGACTTCACCGCACCTGTTAAAATATTTGGAACAAATACAGCGGGTGACCCGATAAGTTTTACCATCCCTGCTCCGTTAGAACAGTTTGAAAGCGGTGCTCCTTATGTTATGGTGGTTGCTCCAGACGGTACGGTTCAGTGGAGAGAAATAGGCTTGGAGTATATTAGCGGAACAAATAATCTCACCTTTGGTGGTGGCGGAGTGTAACAGGATATGTCGGTAAAGATTTTAGCAAATATAGATGAAGCATCAATTATTGAATCCACAGCGGGTATTCAAGGGCAA